TAAAGAATTTTTAAGAGATTATGGAGATTTTCTAGGAACAAAAAAATGGAAATGGATAGATGATTTAACACTTACAATGGGAAATGGACAAAGATGTTTTTTTACGCATGGTCGTAGTGCAGATGTTCTTAAAACTTCTCAAGCTATGTCAATGAGTTGTGTTCAAGGACACTATCACACAAAGTTTGTAATTTCTTGGTGGGCAAATCCAGACAATTTATTCTTTGGCATGAATGTTGGTTGTATGATAGACCAGAAGAATATGGCTTTTGCCTATGCCAAAAATTTTAGAACAAGGTTTATTCTAGGTTGTGGGGTTATCCTTAATGGTGTGCCACGATTACTACCAATGGTGCTTGACAATCAAGGTAATTGGATTAAGAAGATAGTATGACCTCAAATACATTAAAAAAGACCCTTTTAAAGAGCCATAGAGCCACGCAGAACGACAATTCGTCATTTTCTGAACAGGTATCAGGGAATCACTATAAGAAGCTTAAAATCCAGCCTTTGACATATTGCATGGCAAATGACTTTAATGCCTGTCAAACCCATATTACTAAATATGTTTCAAGATATAATTTGAAACACAAAGATAAGAAAAAACAAATAGAAGATTTAGAAAAAGCAAAGCATGTTATTGATATGCTTATAGAGGAGATAAAAAAATAATGTGGTTGAATTTATTATCTTTAGGTGTAAAGACTGGGGCTAAGCTATACCAAAATAAACAACGAACAAAAGAGTTGATGTCAGATGCTCAAATGCGTCACGCAGAGCAAATGGCGAAAGGCGAAATTGAATATAAAGCAAAAATTATTGAAAGTAATGACAATGGTTGGAAAGACGAATTTGTCCTTGTTCTCGTATCTTTGCCTATTCTTTTATTGGGTTATTCTGTTTTCTCTGACGATCCTGACATACGCATAAAGCTAGATACATTTTTTGAATATTTTAAAAATCTTCCATATTGGTACCAAGCAATTTTCATAGGAGTAGTTAGTGCAATCTATGGACTTAAAGGTGCAGACATCATGCGCAAGAAATAGTATAGTGTCCAGATGGACAATATTAAAGTTGACGCAGTAATCACAGATTTAGAATTACAATTAGAAACAAGAAGCAGTCCTTATGGTTCTTATGTAAATTTTAGATTTATAGATACCTTTCCTTATTTTACAAAAGTAAATGAAATGATTGAGGAAATTAAAAAAAGAGATGATGTTGAATTAATCAACTATGAGTATTCTTACACAGGAATACATGAAGATACCGATTTAAAATATTTTGATGTAACTATAAACTAGGGCAGTTCAGAACCAGTTAAGGAACCACCCTAGCCAAATTATTAACTCTCGCTAATAACTCTATTTACTAACTGATAAATAAAGGAGCAATCCAATTTTCGTTAGTAAAATTCATTTATCCTCTAGTAAGCTTTTCAGTTGCTAGATGATTAATAGATTGTTGTTTTAAATTTTCACAATAACTATGACCATTTTTAGCTTCTATTTTATAATAAAGATATATTTTTTTTTTATCTGAAAGTTCTTTTTTAACTTTCTTATATCTTTCATCATTACTAGCTTTAGTTTTTGCTAAAGTTGTACTAATAGATTCATTAGTTATTTTTTCAATAACAACAAAATCAAATACTTCCTGAACTTGATCTTTTACTTCATCATAATCTATTTCTGCTCTTACAAATCTTTTATCTAGTGCATCTAGATATGAAATAATCTTATGAGGGTCAAAAGATTGTGGTCGTATTTGTATATATTTTGCTTCTTCTGACATTAACCTAGTTCTTGTTCATATTGCTCTGGGTTAAAATCAGTTGCACTTTCTTTAGCCCAATCTATTTCTTCTCTTGGACTTTCTGGCAATTTATCATCTGTAAGCTGAATACCTTGTTTAGCTTGTTGATAATTTTGTTGTTGTTGTGGTTGAGGATTGTAACCAGATTTATTAAATGGTTTAACCAAATAATAAGTAATTTCTAATTTCATTCCATTACTATAATGAGTAGGCTCTCCTTGTGTTACTTTAGAACCCCATTTAGCAATATAGCCTGCTCTAGTGTATTTTTCTATTTGTGGAGAATTTAACCAAGATTGAATATTTGTTAAATCAAACATTTGTTTAGTTAAACTACATTTAAATTGAGCCTTGTTAGATGAAGCTTGATACTCCATTTTTGGTGCTCGATTACCTGTGCTATACATAGTAAGTGTTAAACCTGCGAATGGTAGGTTTTGGTTTTGTATTTGTGTCATGTTTTTTCCTTATTATTGTTTCTTGTTTTTATTTAGCTTAATTATTTTCCATTGCTATCATTAAGTATTTAGCACCTAGAAAAGCATTAAACATTTGTTTATTTAAAGGAAGTTCCTTAACTTCTATATTACTATCTTTTTTAGGTAATCTTATAATTAACCCTTTAGTAATTTTCTGTTTAGTTTCTTCCTCGTAGGCTTCTTTATATGCGTTTAACTGTAAAGTATAGTCAAACGATATATGATTACTTGTTTTAATATCTGCTAAAACAAGATTGTTTTTCTTATCCTTTAGGACAAGATCAAGAGTACCAGCATAGTTGTGTTTTTTAGAAAAAATTTTTTTCTCTAATTCAACTACCTTATATTCTTGAGTTTTCCACCAATCTAAAAATATATTCCAACAGTTAATAACTGCACTATCAGATTGGATTGGAATTTTTTTACCTTGAAGAAAATCTTCAATTAAACCATGAACTACTGAACCTACTAAACCAGCATCATCTTTTATCTTATTAGTTTTCTGTTTAGCTTCATGGATTATTCTTTCAAGTTTAACTCTATCTAAAGTTTGTTCATTATCCATCATACTGTCTAATGAATCTTTTATTGCTCTTATAGGAGTTGCTACTAACCAATTAGTTAATTGAGGTTTAGGAATACCTTTTCCACAAATCCCTGTAACACTTTCTACTTTTTGTCCTTTATGATAATAAATGTGTTTATCATCATCAAAGTCTAATTCTAGACCATTTCTTAATTTAGTTTTTTTATACATGTTTTTCCTTTTCTAGTTTAATCGTTCAAATAATTGCGTTATGTCGTATTTATAATACTTACTTAATGCAAATAATTTAGCTGTTGTAGTTGTTATACCTTTTTCAAATTTATATAAACTATAAATTGTCTTAAAGTATATTTTATTATCTTGAACTACTGCTTCTGCAGTAATATCTTTTTTAAGTCTAATATGTTTAAATTTTAGACCTATTATTTGATCTAATAGCTTTTGATTAGGTTTTTTCTTAAAATCCTCAACCATGCCTTTAATCATATAATCTGTTTTAATTTGTTTATTCATATTAATTTACTACCGAATGCCCCCTATTAGTTAAACAGTTTTTATATATTTTTTGATAATCATATTCTGCTTTAGGAGATAACCATAATGTGTATGCTCTAAAGTAATAATTCCAAGCATATTTAGATGTTTCAACTAAAGTATTTGTATTATCTTTTGCAAGTGTTTTACAATGATGCAAATCGTTTGTAATTTCATTTGATTTAGAATAATCAAACGTACCACTACGACCGCTTGTATCAATAACAGGCTTATATGCGCAGTTTGTTACGAGTAGCATTAGCCCTATCAATAATGTCTTTTTCATGTTTCTCCTTTTCTAGTAAATATTCATGTTCTGATTCAGCTTTTGATTTAGGTATTAGATCAACATATTCATCAAAGTATGGGTGTGAATCATCACATTTCCATTTATTTTTTTTTGTTAATTTATCAATCCAATTATATCTTTTTTCTTTCCAGTCCATTCTTTGCAATCTCCATATCTAATTTTACTATTTCTTGTTCAACTTTAGTTACTTCACCTTCAATATGTTTAACTAAATTCAATAGTGTAGTTAATTTTGAAGATAATTTTGCTCTTTCTGTAAGATCATTTAATTCTTGTTTTATATTCATAATTCAACCTCAATAAATTCAACAGTTAATTTAATTTTATGATCAAAATGTTGCAAAGATTCATTATAACTTTCTATCATAGGTATTAATTTTTTTAATGTCATACCTTGTGAATTAAAATGAGCTTCAACATCATGTTTTTTTTCTTTTTTACCATCTTTATATGGATAGTTAAGAGTAACTAAATCTATTTCATCTATGTACATTAATTTGCCTTTCTAACATTTTCTGGTTTATAATATTGAGCAACTGGAAATTTATTTCCAAAACTCTTTTTTACATTTTCTTCTGGTGCAAAATTAGTTCTTACTAAAATTCTTTTATTAGTAAATTTAACTATTTCACCATGAATACCGCAGTATTTTTTATCTACGATTACTTTATCTCCGATTTTCATTTTTTCTCCTTTATAGTTGTTTGCATTCTTCTAAAGAATATTTGTTTATAGGAAAATGTCTATCTCTTTCTATTTTCAAACCAAATATACCTCTAAAATTTTCTAGTTCATTTATATCAATGTAGCCTAAATCTTTTTCATGGATATGAGCTAAACCAAAAGCAACGTTATCTTCTTCATTCAATTCTGTAAGATACCAAGTGCCTGGTCCAGATGGATTAAATAATTTACAAACAACTTTGTAACTCTTTGCACCATCTTGTTGATTATGATTTTCTATTAATTTATTTTTTATTTCTTTTGTAAAAAGTAGCATTATATCCTCCTAGTAAGTTATTTAATAAATGCGGTGTGATTTTTTTAGGTATTGGTAATTTATATTTTAACCAATCCGACCAATGTGTTTTTACTTTGTATATGGCACCTATCGGCACCATATACATATTGATATTAGATTTTTTCATATTTGTCTTAATAACCCTTTTGTTAGATCGTCTTCTGTAATTGCATCAACTGTTAAATCTGGATTTTCTTCTTTAAATGTTTGTACAGCTGAAATTAAAGAAATTAAGTTAGGTAGCCAAACTATTTGAGCACCTTTTGTTAGTTCTTTATCAGAATAATAAATGTAAAATCTTCTATCTTTCATTATTTAGCCTCCTTGTTAAATTGAATTTGAGACTGATGAAAAACTGAATATGATCTAAATTCGTTTTCTTTACCCTCTGCAACCATTCTAGAAAGCTTACAAACTGCTTTAGAACCTTTTATTATTTTTCCTTTTAATTTTCTTGCTTGATTAAAAGTACAGAAACCACCTTTTAAATTTGTAGCTTCTAATTTCTCTAGATTTTTTCCTGAGAAAGTTTGTTTAGTATATAAGTTATAGTACATGTTTTTTTCTCCTTTTTAGTTATTTAGTTATTTGTCATGATTTTCATTTATATGTAAATAGTTAATAAAGCCTATGTAATAACACTTTTAACGTGTTATTTATTAATAAAGCAAAAATATTAATAAAAAGTAAATTAATTTGTATATACTTACACTAGAGTTTAAATAGATTGCAGATAATGATTAAATCGGATAAAAAAGAAATTGAGTGTATTCATTATGCTCCCTTTCTAGTTATAAATGGGGTAAGTTTCCGATTTCTTACCCCACAAACTTACAGGAAAACACATGGATAATAAACTAAGGATAGCTTCAATGCTTGTTGCTCATAGGTATGCAAAAAATCTAACACAAGTTCAAGTATCAAAAAAAATAGGTGTTACATTTCAGCAAGTACAGAAATATGAAAGAATGATTAATAAAATTACATCTGATAAGCTAATTGATTTTTGCAATTCATTAGATGTTAAACTACAATCGTTTCAAGATGGCGACCCTTTTCAAGTTTTAGATGGTGCTGATATTTCTATTTTAAAAAAAGAAAAAGCTTTAAGCATAATTGAAATACTATTTAGCAAATATGAAAAACCTTTATTATTAACTAAAGAAATGGAGATAACAAATGATCAAAGTGCAAGTAGATAAGGTATGGCTTGGAAAAGTAAGTGTAAGAGATTACATTTATAAAAAAGCTTTAAGAAAAAAAGAAAGTTTAGGAATTACACATGGCAAAGAATATATGTTTATACCTTACGAAAAGTTAAAATCTGCTAAATCTTATACAGAAACTAGTTTTAAAAGTAAGTTTAATGGGAAAGAATATAGACTTGTAGATTTTGACTGGAAACCTTATAAAGAAGATAATAGCAAACAGGAGAAATTAATATGAGTGGAGAAAATTATTTAGATATACCTAAAACTGATGAAACTCAGCAATCTACACCTGAGGAATATTATTTTTCAAAATCTAAAAACCAATGGATTATGGTTTCTGATATGTCAGATATGCATGTTCGTAGAGCCTTTAAAAGATTATTAAAAATGATTAGGCTAGGGACATTAATTGAACTTTCTGATTATAAAGGAGATGCTAGTAATAATAATGAAATTCAAGTAGAATTAAATGCTATAGAAAATCATGTTTTTAAAATAAGAGATAAGTTAAGTGGCTGAGTTAAATCATATACATTTTGAAATTATAGATAGAAATAGACATAGAAGACATGAACAAATGAAAAAGCAAGACAAAGAAAGATTTGATAAATTAAAAAGAATTGGTTGTATTGCTTGTTCTAAAAAAGGTTTATTTTCTGAACCTATAATTCATCATATTAGAAAGCATACAGGATTAGGATTAAGACCACCACACGATCAAACTATTCCTTTATGCCCACAACATCATAATATGGGAAATGAATCAGTACACTTAAATAAAACAAAATTTGAAGCACTGTTCGGAACAGAACTTCAATTATTAGAAGAAGCTAACCAAAAAATAAAACAACTAGAAAAGGAAAGTATATTTTATGACAAAGGAAACGAATAAATTTCATGCATTACAATTGTTTACAGATACATTTACTGCTGAAACTGTCCATTTAACTAACGAAGCTATAGGAATATATATTAGACTATTAAGCTTTGCATGGACTAAAAATGCTAAACCTTTTACTACTGAAAATGCTTATAGAATTTGTCAATGTAAAACAGATGATTGTTGCATAAATGTCTATGAAGTTTTGCAAGAATTTTTTATATTAAATACAGAAGATAAAGAAAATCGTAATAAAAACACATGGACACAAAAAAGATTAGTACATGAGCATGAGTATTTAACTAATAAGTACAATGCTAGAGCAGAAGCTGGTAAAAAAGGGGGTCTAGCAAAAAGAGATTTAGCTACAAGCAAAACTCAAGCACCTATACCTATACCTAAACCTATACCTAATAATAATATATATGACGAATCTTTTGAAAGACTATGGAAAGTATTAAAAATTAAAAGAGGCTCAAAGTTCAAAGCCTATAAGGAATTTAATAAAATAAATGTTGAAGAAATTACCAATGAACAAATGGCAAGGATTTATAACAATCAAATAAAAGGTATAGAAGATAATAAATTTGTGCCTCATTTTAGTACTTGGCTATCTCAACGAAGATGGGAAATGGAAGATGAAAACAATCCAATGCCCGATATTATTGATAGACTTGTTAATCTTGGCTATATTCATAAAGGAACAGATGGTAATTTTGAATTGTTTAATAAAGATGGTAAAAATTATAAAATAGACATTTTTGACGAAAAACATCAAATGCAATTAATTCAATGATTGTTATTCTAAGAATTTTTAAGTATTGCAGAAAAAGGATTATTGCATTAAGTATCGAGAATAGACAATTAAAAATGCAATTAGAATATCTTAGAGCCACATTAAACCAAGATGAACATACAAAGCATTAAATATGGCAGAAAAAAGATTAAAATTAAATATGAGATATTAAAAAATTTATATGGATTTTATGAGCCTAATAAAAACTTGCTTGTATTTGATAAAAGAGTAAAAGGAATAAAGTTGTTTAATACAATAATGCACGAGTTATTTCACATAATAATTTATCAATCAGGAATAGATGTAAATAATAGGGGAGAGGAACCTATTGCACAAGCTATTGGAGATGGATATGAAAAAGTATTTAGACAAAATCCTAATTTATGGAACTCTTTAACTAAACTATTAAAAGGATAATATGGAAATTATAGAAATGGATATAAGTGAAATAAAACCTTATAAAGATAATCCTAGAGAAATTTCACAAGAAGCAGTAAAAAAAGTTAAAAATTCTATATCAGAATTTG